GCGGGACAATTTTTGCCCATTGCTCATCGTTGAACCAAAACAAGTTCGTATCCATGGACTTGGCCTCCAACCGGTTGACCAAGCCCTTGAATCAAAACATCGTTAATTAGGTCTTAACCCTAAAAACAGATCTCCGGTGAAAGTGTCGCCAGTCAGCTTCGCGGCCGGCCAGCCTCCGGGGGTCACGCCGTCCTGCACGACGACGCGGTTGTTGGTCGTGTCGACCAGCAACTCGCCTTCGGCTCCGGTAAACGTCGAGATGACCGATGCGACATCCCTCCGCATTTTAACCTGGACCGACATTAGGATAATTCCTTCAGGATTCTTGGCGCCTCTTCGCCCGGCAGGCAGTCCTTCCGCGCATCGCTGGTCACGGGATCCCGGCGCCGAGATCGACTTTCGCGAGGATAAAGCCGTCGGTGACGGTCCCCCATTGATCCCTCTCCGACACGATTTCGGACACGAGCCGGAAATCGAGGCTTTGCCCCAGGCTCAAGGCTTGCGAGACAGGCCCAAGCGGCTGCCCGGCGCCGCTGGGCGTGTAAGTGTAGACCGCGCATTCCGACAAATCCTCGACCGATTGGCCGAAGATATTGAAGCTTTGAAACTTCAAAAAGAGCGGGACCCCGATGAACGCCAGGGGCAGATTGTATTGGAAGACCGCGCTGTCGAGCCGGGTAAACGGCGCGCCGTTGGAATGCGCCGCCGCGGCCGTCCCGTAGAGCCCCCGGACAAGCCCGGTGAGATTATAGGAATTCGGCGGCGGCGCGGCGAGAAGGTTCGCCGTCTGATAGGCCAGCAGCTCGTTATCCACGAGGCAAAGCGTGACGCCGTTTTGCGCGTCGGCGGCGGTGCCGCTCGAAAGCTGGCCTCCGCTTTCCTCGAGGGTTGTCGAGAGCGCCGTATCGGTCGAAAGCATGGAGGCCGTCAGGACGCCCTGGCGGGACGGCGCCAAGACCGTGCCAATCTGCCCGTATGTCGTGTTGTCCGTCGAAATCCAGATGAAAGCGCCGCCCCAATTCGGATCGGCGACGCCGGCCACGCCCTCCGGCGTCGCGACCGCGTTCGCCGTGTAGGTCGCGCCGGTGAAGCTCGCGAGCGCCGGGAGGAAAGTGGGTGCCTGGACAACTCCGGACGTTGGATTTGTCCAAGCGAATTCCGCGCCCCAGATGTACGCTCCGTCTCCGGTCACCCCTGGGTAGGAGTTCGATCCGAAACTGGCCTCGAGTTGAACCCGGATGGTTGGCGCCGAGGCGGTCGCCATCGGGTAGGAAATCGAAAGCTGGAACCAAGAGCCGCGGGCCGGAGTAATCGTCGCCAGCGTTATCCCGGCATCCGGCGTTTGGGCGATCCCGGCCGCGATATCGAATTCGCAGCCGATGGTCGCCGCCCCGGTATCTCCGGCCAATCTGACTTTGTTGCGCTCGGCCGCTTGCGCGTAAACCGAGAAGGAAACCGTATCCCCAACGGCGCGCGTCGATAGCATGGCCTGCGTCGCCGCGTGGAGGCCGGTCGAGCTATCCTCGGCCAGCTTATAGGCCGTCGCGACGCCGCCGGAAACCGCCGCCCACACCTGCGCCGCGCCGCCGGTCAGGGCAGACGGCGGCTCGAAGATCGTTGGCGTATTGACCCGCGCCGGCACGACGGCTTGGTTCGTCGAATTGTTCGAATTCCCCTGAACGGAATATTGAACGGCCGTCGCCGTCCCGAGCGGAAATTCCTCGGCCGTAACGCTAAGAAGCCCGGCGCCGTCTTCCTCGATCGCCGTGATTCTGATCGCGACGTTCGTCATGCCGAGTCCGGAATCCGTGACTGTCACGAGGTCCATCGGCTCGAGCAGGCAATATTCGAAGGATAATTTGAAAGCGTAGGTGTTGCGAATATAGAGGCCGCGCTGAAGGATCAATTGCGCGGACGCCTGGCCGACGAATGGATCGGTAATTTCGCTCGCGGCGATATCCGATGCCATGCGAAGCCCGTACAGCTCGATCGCGTTCTGATCCCATGCATCGATCGGCATGGAAACATAGCTTTGCGCGGAATATCCCCGCGAATTGATCTGCAGCCGCTGCCAATTGTAAGAGGCGTAGGGATCGGAGCGGGTGACTTCCAGCGGGTCCTTCCCGTCCTCGTGGATAAAATCGTCGTCCGCCAGGTTGTAAACAGGCGTCGTGTTAGGATTGAAAGTGACGTTTCCGATGCTCGTCGGCCCGGTGACGGATGTATCCCCGTAAGGGATGAATTTGAGCTGGCCGCCCGACCACACGGCCGCCGTGTTGGTGAGTTGCAGCCAGCGCGCGAGGATGGAATTCGCGGGCTCTTGATTGGTGAGGCACGGGCTCAGCGCGAGATAGGAGGCCCGGCAATAGGTCTGATAGGAGGAATCTCCGCTATTCCCGAGCAGAGTCGCCGCGTCGATGCTCGCCGCCGGGAAAAGAACGCCGTACTGGGAATTCGTGAGAAAGTCCTGGATGATCAGCGCCGGGTCCGAATCGAGGCCGTTGACGACGTTGCCGCCCCAAATGCTGTTTATGCCGGAGATCACGAACGAAAATTGCGGAAGGTTCGGGCTCGAGCCGAGGGCGTAATTGAACGCGCCGATATAGGCGAGGCCGTTATAGCCGAGGGCCTGGCTCGGGTAGAAGGCTTCGAGATACCCCCATGGAGCTTGCGGCGTCGAGCCGCCCGTCGCCTGCTCCAGTCCGGACCCGTAAAGGCCCCATAGGACGCTTTGACCTACGAACGTCGTCCTATAGAACGTGATCGGCCCCTCGCAGAGGCCCATCAAGAACGAGGTGAAGTAATTATAGGATTGAACCGGTCCCCGGCCGCCCTTGCCGCCGCTTTTTTGATATTGCGGAATCGAATAAAAGCCGCCGGACCATATCGCGTTCGGGGCGATGCGGTTGGTTCCGTAAAGCATGGGGATTGGAACGGCGTTGCTCGATGTCTGAATCTGGAGCCCGGTGTATTGCCAGGGCGCCGCGGGGCTGGATTTCCGCAAAAACCCCATTTCATGCGCCCCAATATGCCCAGCATTCCTCAAGGCAATCGAAACAATAAAAGAAAAATTCTTCCGGCAGATGCCGGTGGCATCGCCGGCAATAGATGTCCATCGTCAAGGACTCCCGAACAAATCGAGCAGCGCGGCGGCGCCAAAACAGAGGCCGCCGATGTCGAGAAGCAACCTCGTGATCGTTGCCGTCATGATTGCACCTTCGCCCAAAGGCTGAAAAACCTAGGCTTGCGCGCCGCTTCGCAGAGGGCCGGGCTGCGCGCCACTTCCTCTTCGAGCACGGCCAGCGCCGGCTGAAAGGCATGAACGATGGTCAGCGGGGAGGCAATCGTCACGATGCCCCCGTGCGAGAAGCAGCGGCCATAGCGGAAGACCATCACGTCGCCGGGCAGCGGCGAGGCCACTTCCTTGGCGCGATCGAAGATAAACCCGAGATAGCGCTCCTCGCTGCGGTGCAGATACCAATCGCCGACATAAGGCCGCGGGTCGAACGGCTCGCAGAGACCGGTATCGACAAAGACGCGGACCAAGAGCATCCCGCAATCGACGCCGGCGCCCTTGATGTCTCCTTGCTGGTGATATGGCGTGCGAACCCAAGAGCGCGCCTCGCGCACGATCACGCGGCGCTGGAAGCCCTCGAAGCTCATTTGTGATCTTTCTGTTTCTTCGCGCCGCGCGTCATGTCTCGAAAGTCGAAAGGCTCCTCATCGATTCGTCTCTTGACGTTAGAATCGGCGTGCGCTGCCTGTTCGAGAAAATGCGCGAGCATGCCGTCCTGCAGGTCACCCTGCTTCGTGGCGTTTGGATGGTTTTGCTTTTTTCCGCACATAGGATCGTCAAACCGCATATGTCGCCGGTGGGATGAAAGGGAACCCGCGGAAATTCGCGAGATTGTTGAATTTCGTTGCGCATGTAGATAGCGTGTGGTCGCAGCCGAAATAGACGGTGAAAGCGTCCCCGGCATTGGGAGCATTCAAAAGGGGATAGGAAAGATCGAGCGAGACCCCGGCGATGGCGCTTTTGACGTTCGCGCTCACCCCGGCATTGATCCCCGATGAAAACGTAATTGACCCCTGGTTGAAGTTCGTTGAGGCGCCGGACCAGTTGATGACCGAACCCATGGAACCGGCTCCAACTATCCCCGCCGTCCCAAATGCACTCTTGATGAGCGCGCACCCGGAATCGTACAGCACGTGCTGGCAGGCTGGCGAATAGACATTCCGCGGCATTTGAAGATCGAGCAGCACCAAGTCCGAATTGACGGTGATCCGCGCCGACGTGCGCCCGACATTATCGACGGTGCCAATCCGGCCTTTGAAGAGGATCACGCTGCCTATCGGGTGCGCGGTATCCGCAGCCGACCAGGAATTTAGAAACGCCCGCTCGCGCTGGATCTCGCAGCCGTCGAACACGCCGTTTCGCAAGGCTGTCAGAAAGGGGACGCCGCCGACCGTATCAGTCGCTCTTGCGGATACGGTGATTTGCTGCTGATCGACTTCGAGGCCGGCGGCGCATTTGAATTTCAGGCCATCCACGAGAATTGAATTGGCCGCATAGACGTGGCCGTTGAG